CGCCAGCAACAACCGTAGCAGAGTAAGTTCTAGTAGTGAATCCTGTAGATGCATCTTCAAATCCAATCAATACGAATGAACAATCCGCTGCTGCGTTTTCAACAATAAGTCTTTCACCAGGACCAACAACTAAAGATTTGATTTCCTCTGTAGTATTAGCAGTAATTGCATTATCTTTGCGAATTACTTCCTGTGTTTCAAACGCTGTAACAGCAACAGCAACACTGCTGACAGTTACTGTGCCACGAGTTCCACCACCTTCTTTGGGGTTATCTTGGAAGGTATCAGATCCCGCAAAATCAGCAGAACCTACACCTTTAATAACATAAAGGTCGGTGCCACTATATGAACGAACATAACCGTATGGACCAGAAGTCTGAGAACTTACAGTGTAAGTAGTTCCGTTGAATTCAAAACCATCAACGTTATTTGTCCATGTGCCATCAACATCATACACATAGATTTCATCATACTCGTAGTTGTTAGATGTTGCCAGATAACGATCCGAACCACCAAAATCAGCGTTTGAAGCAGTACCAGTGCCACCATCATAAAAATATAAGTTAGAGTTCAAACTGGTATCTTGACTAAAATCAAACTGAACATATGCACCAGAAGAACCAGCAGTTCCGTTGGTTGTTTTACCAGTTACATATTCTTCTCCATTATCAGAAGTGTCGGTAAAATCGTTATCAGGACCATATTCACCGTTAACTGTTGTTGAAAGTTTGAAATCTCTACCACTCATAGTGGAGTCAGAAACATCAAAACGATACGTTCTATCAGTGAATAATGTAAGATCAGTGCCAAGATAAAGATTTTCTGTGCCACCAGATGGTTGGAATGTAAACTCATCAGCAGCAGTTGCAATACCACCACTAGAAATTGTTCCTGTTCCACCACCAGATGCAGTCAGTGCATCACCATCAGCAAACTCTGATCCACTCCCTGCAAGGGTAGAAGGACCAACATAAACGATTGTACTACCAGATCCTTGAGCAACTGCGTAGATAGTAGCGGTTGCCGTATTACCACCACTACCTTTTACAATAGTCTCGCCAACTGCAAAGTCTCCAGTTACAGATTCTAGGGTAATTGCACGAATCGATCTAACACGAACATCAATTTCAGTAAATGCTGGAAGATAGAATGATTCAAATCTAGCAGTAGATTCAGCGTCAGACGATGTTAATAGTGTTCCTGCTGCCAAACCTGCTGTTGCAGGAATAGCAGTGCTCAGTGCGAAGCGATAACCTGTGATTACATCACCTTCATGCAACAGGTGATTACTTGCACCGACCACTAATTTTTGATCGTAATTTTTTAGGGCAACATCGAAAGTTGTGTTACTACCGCCCTGAGCAGTAACATTAAGCACCGTGCTTGCAGAAGAATCAATAGGTGCTGAATACAGCAACGTATTAGTTCCTGCGCTTGGTTTTGCTTTTGCTAAAATACCTTGCCTAGCCATTGTTAATTATTGTCCTGCAAAGAAGAATTGTTGTTGTCTGGTCAAACCAGTGAGGTTGTTAGCGCCGATACCAGCACCAAATGTAACGTCATCTAGAGTTACGTTCTCGGTAGAGAGAAGGGTCGCATTAGCATCAGGGAATCTGATGGTTCTCGGACCAGTAAGACCTTCCGTAGAGAAGATGACAGAACCATCTGCATTAGTCGGAGAAGTAATAATAGGATTACTGAGAGTCTTAGAGGTAAGAGTCTGCGTCGCAAGTGCGGTTACAAGTGTATTTGTTGCACCTGAGTTATTTAGGTCGTTCGTTCCTGGGAATTGAAACGCTTCATTAGATAGAGTATTTTGATTAGCAACAGTAAAGTTAATTTTCTTCGTATTATCGATAGGATCTTGAAGAATTAAACCCTCTACACTTTTGTTAGAGATAATTTGTGTTGCTTCAGTACCTACAAGAGTCAAACTCTGGTTGGGGATAGTAATTGTTCTATTCGCATCCAGTGCATCAGTATTGAACTGTGCATAGTTTGTATCAGTTTCTGCGTTAGAGACTAATCTTACATTAACGAATGTTTTACTAAGAACAGTTTGTTCTGCCTTAGTATCAAGTAAAGTAGAAGCAGTAGCAGTAGGTTCAGCAGTTGTAGTTACAGTTCCTGCATCAGGCAAGAAGTAAGAACGACGTGCATCTTGTGTGGTAGCCCAGTTAATTTGGAAGATTGCTTCTTCATCACCATCAGTGATGACTAAGTTATCTTCATCAATAAGAAGTGTTTTGTTCCTGAGAGTCTGAGTAGTATCGTCACCAACAACAGTGGTGCCGTTACCAGATGTAATAGCAGGGAATGTAAAGATACGAGTATTTGTGCCAGTACCAACGTTACTAACTTCAAAACGTGCCTTAGGACCCTGTGCATCTTCCAGAATAAATGCTTGGTCAGAGATAACAAAGTTACCAGTAACCTTAACAGCACCTGTTCCTTTAGGAGCAAGAACAACGTCTACGTTTGCAGCAGTGTCATCAACAGCGGTCATATACAGTGAAGCACTGTCATTTCCATTGTCGATTCTAGTCATATAGAATCCACCATCACCAAAAGCAATACCGATTTGATCGTATGCTGCTTGGTATAGTCCCGTGTCTCGGTCCAGGTCAAAACAAAGTCCAGGAGCAGCTTTTGTGCCCTGAGTTACTCCACGAAAGAGTTGATTGATTTTTGCCTTTCGGTTAGGAATCAATGGGTCGGAAACAACAACTGGAAGAATTGCTTCTCCAGATAGGTTAGCATCCGAGATTGTATCTAACTGAGAAATTTTACGGGTTCCCACGAATAATCACACTATTTGCTACAGGTCTATTTATACGGATACAATTCATTGTATCGGAGGAAGCGACGTTTGTTAGGTGTCACGTCCAAAGATTCACACGCATCGAGATACGATTGCCATTCATCAATCAGATTCAAAGGAATCGATAAGTCTGTGTCCTTGGATGAGTTCTCTGAATTCTTCATACTTTTTTGCATGGCGTTGATGATAATCAATCATTTCGGAAGTTTCAGCAAGCAGTTCTTCATACAAGCGACGTGCAGAAACTTCTTCATCGTCGAGATAATCTAAAATGACATCTGCTAAACGACACTTCCTTTGTTGTGCATAGGTTTCCATCATAGTTTTCCTCCAACTACTCCGCTATTAACGGTTCGTGTGTAATCATCAAGTGTGCCGTCTTGCAAGGACTTAAGATGCCAGCGAGACATAGTTAGAACTCCTTCGTATGTTGCACCAGTAATAAAATGCTGACCAAGAGGTTCTTTCAGAATAGATGTAAAGAGACCAAATCGAGTCTTTTTGATATAAAAAGCATCATCGATCCACTCAGCATTCTCAGGAATAGTTTTTTCTACAGTTCCACCAAAGGAGGTTTCAAGCACCGTCTTCGGTTTTGTACTGCCACTCGTCTGTGTGTCCGACTGTCCACCACTTTGGTTCTGTTTCAACGGCATAGTTTTGTGTGCAAACTTTGAAATCGGGTTGTTCAAGTTTCCCTGGGATTAGAGAATTGTCTCGCCAGATTACTCGATTGTTTGGTTGGGCAGCGAACTGTCCATTATCGAGGGCGATGACGTTGAACGATTTGTGTTCGGGGTCCAACTCAGAAAAATTAGTGTCAATAATAGACTGATCTGGATGAGCAGAGTCAATCGTAAATTCATACTCTCCTGCGTGCATTTTTTTGTCCTTACCAAAGAACTCGCAACGTCCCAGAATAGGTTTCCGAACTACTGTGATATTATAGTCGAAACAGTCCCAAAGTTCAAGTACATCTAATGGTAATTGATCTTCAGGATCGAAATCCTTTTTCCATACGAATGCGCTCAATGGTAACTTATCAAATAAAGCACCATATTCAGTAAGAAGTGTCTCAAAGTATAGTGCCTTGGTCTGAACACTCTTTACAGAGATCCAGATACCAGGTGTAAGTTCACCGTGTCCCTTCTGGTGGTCGTATAGATACTCCTTCTTCACCCATACTGGATTCGGTGGGAGTGGATGCACTAGAAATGCCATGTCTTTCTAACCATTCTTTGTTGTGTTTTTTACCTTCAACAACTTTATACCAAGGTGCATATAAGGGACCATCATAGTCTTTTTTCATTTGATGAAATTGGAATTCATCAGTATCCTTCTATTAGTTTTACATGGAGAATGCCCCGTGTGAAAATGAGCCCCATCAAAAAATACGATACGATTTTTCTTTGGTGTGATCTTTTCCATAATAGTATAGGAATCTGATCGTTCAGTTTCATTATATATTACGGTTTCGCCATCACTATCAGTAAGATAAAAAATTGTAGTCCAATGAGGATCTTTTAGATCTTGATGTGGTGTATGTAATGTATTAGGAGGAGATTTTACTGTCATATCTAATCTCGATCGTATTAGCGATCCTTTTTTCTTCACAAAATCTTGTTCGATCTTTAGAATAAAAGGAATCCATATACTAGACTCCGTATTATTAAAATTTAATCCACATGCGGGATCATATAATCCGTGAGTAAATCCATGTAACCAGTCACTATCACCTTCTCTGTACACAGAGACATTACTTTGATATTTCCAAGTAAATCCTTGATTGGTCACACAATCATGGAGATAATCAAAGTAATATGGTTCTAAAAAGTTGTCAATAATTTGCATAACTCCCCTTCCTGGGATCGAACCAGGGACCAATTGATTAACAGTCAACCGCTCTACCGCTGAGCTAAAGAGGATTGAGTGGAGAATAGGAGACTCGAACTCCTGACATCCTGCTTGCAAAGCAGGCGCTCTACCAACTGAGCTAATTCCCCAAAGCCCCCAGTCGGATTTGAACCAACGACCTACGCTTTACAAAAGCGTTGCTCTACCACTGAGCTATAAGGGCAATAGGAGTGGGGGGACTTGAACCCCCACGAGATTAATTCTCAACAGATTTTAAGTCTGGTGCGTCTACCGATTCCGCCACACTCCCATCATAGGTTGGGGGATGAAAAGCACAATACTCATTGAATGTGATCTTCATCTCTTTGTCAGTTAGATTAGCATTTTTCGCTGCTTTTGGCAAGTTCCACTTAGCATGAAAAAGCATTTCCATTGACTTTCGTGTTTCAGGTCTCATAAAAAATTAAAATTGATATTGTATCTCCCATGAGCATTAGATGTTGTAGAAGAACTATGCTTAACTTGGGGATCAAAAAACATCATTCGGTTTGCCACACTATTTACTTTGGTTCCATCTTCAAACAACGTGTACCCGTCGCATGTATTGATAGAAAATAATGCACCCATATTTTCAAATGAATAATCGACATGTAATGGATGTGTTTTTACTTCAGGTGTCCAAGGAAAAAAGTTTGCTTTGATTCTGAGTAAAGAACGCATTTCAATCCTATCTAAAAACATATGATCAATCATGCTAAAGAATGGACTCTTAGGTTCACGTTGATGATAGAGCATATGTGTTCCCATCCATGACCATGGTTCTGTTTTCTCTCCACGATGAGCAACGCTTTTTTGAATATAGAAAGGAAAGTCACAGTCATGAAGGTTCATGACCGTTAACTCAAGCATTCTAAATTCATCATCCGTGAGAAAATTGTCAATTACTTTCATTTTGTTCAATAAATTCTTTTCGGAATTCTTCTACCTGATTTTGAATTTCTTCAGATACAGGAGGAATTTCATTGACAGGAACCATCATAACAGATTTTCCGTCTGAACGAGTAATCTTCCAGATAACTCTTTGATTATCAGTTAGATCAACCATGAACTCTAGATACTGTTCTGCTTGTTCGTCAGTGACTCCGATAGGTCCAATCATTGGGTTGCAAATGAATATGTAATAAGGTTGTGATCTACTTGATCTTGGATCCTGCTGACAGTTTCAGCAAATCCTTCAGATCCTTCATCATCCCATTTCCAGGTTACAGTCTTATCATAACCTTCGTCATCAACAATCTTCACAGAGCGTTTCGAGAAGTTGATGAAGATGTGCTCAACGCTGGTGTCTTGCATTGGGTTGCCTTGTTTACCTCCATATTATAGAGCATAAACAGGCGGGTGTCAAGAGGTCGATTCGGTTGAGAGAGCAGATCCTCCAATGAACTGACGAAGTTCGCCGTCGTTCATCTTCTCATTATATAGTGCCTTTGGATTAGCAAGAGAAATTCTATAGTCTTTGTACAGATCGACTTGTCCAGTATGGTAGTGATGTTCGTAATTACCGCCCACAGTGACACTTCTCTTACCTCTAAGTGCTTTGGGATATGTTGGGTTCTCTACACCAATCAATTCTAAAAGGTGTGGAGTGACAACTTGAATACTACTTTGAGTATGTAAAGAGATATCCAATCCACTCATAACCTGAACATCATTAGTGTTTTCATAGAAACTACCAGTGAATCTACTCTTAGTTGCGGATAGATCCAATTCACTACTCTGGAAATGGAACTTAGCACCAACGACACTCATATCAACATCAGATCCGAACTTCAATGCATGACGCTGAATCTTACCCGATGCTTTCGGTGAACCTTCAGCACTAAGGAAGAATCCTCCACCAACTTCTAAGTGACAATCACCTGTAATCTTAAGGAAGTAATCACCATCAATAGACACTGCCTGGTGTCCACTGACTAACTTACAATCATCACCATGAACTTCCTGAGTCAATGTGCCCGCATAAGTGATATGATCTGCAACCAGAGATCCCGTGTCACCTTTGCCTCCAGTTTGCTTCTTACGAAACTCTTCTACCGCTGCTTCAATTTCTGCTGCTGTAGCATTTGGATTTTCTTTCTTGAAT